GGCGCGAAGAACGCGCCTTCGCTCAGGAAGACTATGGCGCGAAGAACGCGCCTTCGCTCAGGAAAATGAGAAAGGAGAAATCTGATGCTTAAAGACACACTGACGGGCCTGGTGCAGCGGGCGGATGAGAAGTTTCCGGATGCGGTGGGGACGGGGCAGTTGACGGGGGGGCTGTATATCAACTTGCGGCGGGTGGAGACGGGCAAGGAAAGTAAGCCGTTCGCGTACACGCTGACGCTTTGGCGGTATGGGGTGCATCCTTCGGAGGTGGAGTGGGGGGTGGTTTGCCGGAATTGGCCGTATGAGGTTGGGAGAGTCCATCCGGGGCGGGGGCAGGCGGGGAATCGGTTTTACTTGCGGGGGCGGATGCCGTGTGGGGAATAGAACGCCTGTTTTCGTTTATGATAAAATGACTTTGGACAGACCCGCCTGGCTTGGATGGGTCTGTCCACTTTGTTTAAGCCAGGCGGGTCCCAAGGGAAGTTATGCAAAATGTCACCTGCGCCGGTTGGAAACAAGAATGCTCTGAAGCACGGTCTGTATGCGCGTCGGATTACGCTGGAGCAATCCAAGATTCTGGTAAAGATGGAGGCGTTGGATGTGCAGCAGGAGATTTTGGTCTTGCGGGCGGTGTTGGACAATATCCTGGGGGAGATAGAGAAGGCCGAGGAACCGGCAGTAAAGGCGGTTTTGTACAATTCTTTGTTTGCTGGCGTGACCAGTTTGAATACGACGATTCGCACGCACGCGCTGCTTTTTGGGAGGGATTCGGATTTGGAGCGCGAAGTGGAGGCGGGCAAGCTGTTTGTCCGGCAGCGGCTACGTGTCTATGACTACCTTGTCCCCCAAGTCTCAGGCCAAAGCACCGATAAGTCCGATAGCTCGTAGAGTTGCGGAGTTGTTGAGCAACGCGAACGAGTATATCTTCCAGGGGGCGGGGGTGGAGTTGCGGCCTTACCAGGTGGAGCCGATTGATAGTATTTTGCATTCGGTTTTCAATCACCTGGGGGATACGATTGTGATTATTTTTCCGCGCCAATCGGGGAAAGATGAATTCTTGACACATTTCAATGCGTATTTGCTGGACTTGTTTTCGCCGGTGCCGGTGGGGATTGTGATGGTCAATCCGACTTATAAGCCGCAAACGGCGAATGCTATGCTGCGCTTTGACCAGGCTCTGGCTACTAATCTTTTGACGCGCAACCGCTGGGGGAAACACGCGGGCTTTATGCGGGTGATTGGCCTGGCGCGGATTTCTTTTCTTTCGGGCAGCGGGCAGGCGAACGTGGTTAGCGCGACGGCTTCGCTGCTTTTGATTATCAACGAGGCGCAGGATATTCTTCCTAAAGTTTTCGATTTGAAATTTGACCCGATGACGGCCTCGACCAATGCCACGAGAGTCTTTTGTGGGACGGTCTGGACTTCTGATACGTTGCTGGCGCGGGAGTTGGGGGCGGCGAGGGAAGCGGAGAAAAAGGACGGTAGGCGGCGGGTGTTTATGTATGACGCCGAGGATGTGGGTAAGTATGTGCCTTTGTATAAGGCTCATGTGGATGCGAAGGTTGAGAAACTTGGCCGGCAGCATCCGATGGTGAAAACGCAGTATTTCAACGAGACGATTGACGCGCAGGGGGGGATGTTTCCGGCGCGCCGGCTGGGTCTGATGCTGGGCGACCAGGCCGCGCAAGATGCGCCGATTCCGGGGCGGATGTATGCCTTCCTGATTGACGTGGCGGGGACGGATGAAGCGGTACTTGAACTGGAAGGGACGGGCAACCCTGGGCGCGATTCGGAAGTGCTGCGCATTGTGGAGGTGGATTTATCCAGCCTGGGGACGCTGGGGCTGCCGACTTACCGGGTTGTCCATTCTCGCGCCTGGGTGGGTGAGAACCATGTGGACATCTTCGGGCAACAGAAGGCGCTGGCGGACATCTGGAAGCCGTTGTACGTGGTCATCGATGCCACTGGGGTGGGGGAGGGGCAGTATTCCATGTGGAACAAGGCGTATCCGTCGGATAGGGTTGTGCCGGTCAAGTTTACGGCGCAGAACAAATCTGAGCATGGGTACGGTTTCATCGCCGTGATTGAGACGGGGCGGTTCCGGGATTGCGTGGGCGGGGAGGGGACGCGCATTCAGTATGAGAAGTGCCAGAGCGAGATTTTGCCGGGGCCGCAAAAACTGATGCGTTGGGGGGTGCGGGATGGGACGCGGGTGAATGGGGAGTTGGTGCATGATGACTGCGTGTTGGCTGATTGCCTCGTGTGCGATTTGGATCAAAAGCAGTGGAGCGTGCCGGGTGAGACGACCATCATCCAGGCGCGTGACCCAATCCGTGAGATGAGCAGGGAGTTTTGACGATGGATAAAGAATTTGATAGGCCGCTTGACCCGGCGTTGGCTGTGACTGAGACTGATAATACTTTTTACGTGGGTCAGTCGCTTTCGGGGTTGTACCGTGACCGGTGGAATTATGACCGGCAGGCGATTTTTAGCGAGTGCCTGCGGGCGTGGCGGGTGAATCCGATTGCCAGGCGGATTGTGCGCCTGGTGACGCAGTTTGTGATTGGCAAGGAGGGGTTTTCGCTGCAATGTAATCATAAGGCTACTCAAAAGTTCCTGGATGAGTGGGTGAGTCATCCGTTGAATTTTATGGAGCGTTCGACGCACAAGGAATGGAGCGATGAACAGTTCCGCACCGGTAATCTGTTCTTCCTGTATTCGGTGGTTGACCGGATGCCTTTCGTGCGGGCGATTCCGGCTGACCTGGTGGGGGAGGTTGAGACGGTGCCGAACGATTACAAGCAGGAGTCGTTTTATCAGCCGGTGGAGTTGGGCGCGGCGAAGTGGCCGGCCTGGACGCCGGATTGGACGCCGAACGGTGGGACGGTGATGTTGCACCATGCGGTTAATCGTCCGGTGGGCTGCACCTGGGGTGAGCCGGATATGGCTCCGATGTTGGATTGGATTGGTCATTTTTCGTCTTGGCTGCGTGACCGGGCGCGCTTGAATCGGTTTCGGAATACGTTCAATTACGTGGTGGTTGGCTCTTACAAGACGGAGGATGAGCGGCGGGTGAGGGAGGCGCAGTTGAATGCGAATCCGCCGCAGAGCGGGTCGATTCTGGTCATCAATAAGGACTCTGAGCAGTGGAGCGTGCTTTCTCCGCAGCTGGACGCCTTTGATGCGAGCGCGGATGGGGCGGCGTTGAAGCGGATGATTTCGCTGGCGGCTGGCTTTCCAATGCACTATCTGGCCGAGCCGGAGGGCAGCACGCGCACGACGGCGGACGCTGCCGGGACGCCGACTTTCCGCAATTTGGAGGATATCCAGACTGATTTGTTGCATTGCTATGCGCGGGTGGCGCGGACGGCGGTCTATATTGCGAAGAGCGCGGGGTATGGGCGCTTGAATCTGGAGGCGAAAATTACGGCGATGGGGCCGGATATTTCGGAGCGGGATAATTCCATTTTGGCGCTGGCAGTGGCGCGGATTTATCCGGTGGTGAGTGATTTGTTTGACCGGCATGGAATCGATGAGGCTGAGTTGTTGCGGGTGGTTTACCGCATGGCGGGGGAGGTCTATACCAAGGGGGAAAGTGAGCCGGTGATGTTGCGTAAGCCGTTGGTTAATCCGTCGTCCACTTCTGCGTCTGTGGCTGATGCGGGGGCGGATGAGTCTGCGCCGGATGAGTTGTTTGGTGAGGAGAGTGAGGCGTAGACCAGGTGACGGTCACTTTGGAGGTGACAGTCACCTGGTTAGACCAGGTGACGGTCACTTTGGAGGTGACAGTCACCTATTTAGACCTAAGAAAGGATGTTCTATGATTAAAAAGTATCCTGTCCCTGTGTTGTATAGCCTGCCGTTGCAGTCGCCGCAAGCGGTGACTGAGCGCGCGCGCCTGCTGGCGGAAATTGAAAGCGGGGAATTGGCGAGCATTGAGTTTGATGCGAGAGTCTATCGGCATGGGCCGAACAAGAATTACATGACTTTTCGGGCGCAAGATTTGGCGGGGTTTGCGCCGTCGTTTGCGGGTAAGCCTTTTTTGCGTGACCATAATACGCATGAGATTTCGGCCAGGGATGGCATTATTCTCACGTCCAAATTGGTGGGTCTGGAATTTCATCAGCGAATCCGATTGACGACGCGGCGCGGGATGACCGATTACGTGGAGGGGCGGATTGATCGGTTTAGCATTGGGTGGGATTTTGACAAAATTTTGTGTTCGATCTGTGATGATGACTGGCTGAATTGCAGTCATATTCCTGGGCGGGAGTATGAGTCCGCGACGGGGAAGAAGAAGTGTGAGATGTGTTTTTCTGCGCCGGTCGGGAAAGAGACCAGCGCAGTGAATGCCAACGCCGTCGAGGGAACTGGCTTACTGGCGGCGTTGCAGACTTATAAGGGCCAGATTTTGAGAGAAGGAGTTTTTATGGACGAAACAACTGTAGTATCGCCTGTCGCCGATGGCGATAGTCCGCCGACTGCATCTGCGCCGGGCGCGGAGGTGGTGGCTGCGCTGCTGGGCGGGCAGGCCAGGATTGCGCAATTGGACAGTAACGTGACGGCCAGCACCCAAGCCCTGCTGGTCATCTCCAAGAACCTGCTTTCGACGGCTTTGGGTGGGTCGAATTTGCCAGGGCCAGCGCGGGAACAAATCCGCAAGCGTTTTCAGGCGCAGTTGGATGTTGGGCAGGCGATTGATCCGGCGGCGTTGGACAAGGACATCATGGACACGCGCGCGATGTTGGGCGAGGTGATGGCTGGTGCGATGATTCAGGGGCCGGGGCGCGTGAATGCGATGTTTAACACGGATGATGCCATTCTGGCGGCGGCGGCTGACTTGTTCCAAATTCCGCGCGATGAGCATCTGAAGGTGGTGAAACCTGCGCGGCTTTCGGGTATCCGCGAGCTGTATCACACGCTGACGGGCGACTATAACTTTCATGGCGGGTTTTATCCGGGCGAGGTTGGCCTGGCTACGACTCTTGATTTCACTGGCCTGGTGAAGAATGCCGTGAATAAATTGGTTGTGCAGGGCTGGGATGCGATGGGGTTGGAAGGCTACTCTTGGTGGGAGAACGTCGTCCGGGCGGAGCCGTTCAATTCGTTGCAGCAGATTACCGGGACGCTGATTGGGACGATTGGCAGCCTGCCGACGGTGGCTGAACGCGGTGAATATACCGAACTGCTGGCCGGGGATAGCCCTGAGACGGGCGACTGGACGAAGTATGGGGGGTATTTTCCGCTGACCATCGAACTTATCGACCGGGATGAAACCCGTAAGGTGGTGGCGATGGGGCTGGAATTGGGCAAGGCGGCGCGGCGTAATATTTCGGAACAGGTGGCGGGCGTTTTTACGTCCAATTCTGCGGCTGGGCCGGTGATGGCGGATGGTGGGGCGCTCTTTAACGCGACGGCCACGACTACGGCGGGCGGTCACGCCAATCTCCTCACCACCGCGCTGGGTACGGATTACACGGCCTGGAAAGCGGCGAGTAATGCCATGTATAAGCAGTCGATGTTTGTCCATTCGTCTGTGCCGGGGACGGGGAAGCGCCAGGCGGTGCGGCCCAAGTTTGCGCTGGTGCCGATTGACCTGTACGATGCGGCGGCTGATTTGTTTGTGGGCCGCCAGACTTATCAGGCTTTGCCCGCGAATTATTACGGGCAGGTGATTCCGCTGGCTGTGCCGGAGTGGACGGATGCGACGGATTGGGCGGCGGTGGCGAATCCGATGGTGGCGCCGGCAATTTACGTTGGTCATCGCTTTGGCTTGAAGCCGGAGATTTATATTGCCGGTGATCAGACTTCGCCCGCTGTGTTCATGAATGATGAGCATCGCATCAAAATCCGTCATTTCCTGGCGGTGTGGGTGAATGATTTCCGTCCGCTGCATAAGAATAACGTGGCGTAGTCTTGTTATTGGCCAGGTGTGTCCTGGGTAACAAGAATTTTCAAGTAAGGAGATAACCTATGGGTTACGTGCATGATACTCGCATGAGTCAGTTCGTTTTTCCTGGTGAGATTCAGAAGTCGGCGGGGACGTGGACTCCGACTCTGGCGACCAATGATGTTTATGAGCGGCGCACGGCGGCGGATGCCAATTTTGCGCTGTTTGTGCCAATCAAGCTGCCGAGTAACTCGAACGATACGAAGGGCGCGTATTTGAAGTCGATTGAGTTGATCTGGAATGAGACCAACGCAATGGACGATTTCGCTACTGTCGCGTTGAAGAAGTTAACCTTTTCTGGGGCTGGGGCATCCAGTGCTGCGGATGTGACGGTGACGGTGGATGCGGCCAATGACACGGCGGCGGAACGGAAGGCGGCAGGGACGCACCGGATGACCGTTACTTTGGCGACTCCGGTGTGGGTTGACAATGACCAGTGCTTTTACCTGTACGCGCTGGTGGATGGTTCGGCGACGGGGGTTTTTGACCTGTATGGGGCGGTGGTCAACTTTACGCTGCGGCTGTAGGCGTCTATGGCGCAGCCTATCCCTAATTTGCTGACCTGCCAGGCTCTCGCGGAGAGCCTGGCAGGGAAAGAGCGCGGGCATGTGTTGGCGTGTCTTGTTGCGCCCGGCGGCCAGCCAGGCAAACAAGATGCGTTTCCGGTCAAGCCAAAATCCAGGAAAGGAGTCAGGAAGTGATTTACAGTCCTTTGAAGGATAGGAAATTTTGGGTGGTTGTCATGGATGGGGTGGTGACAATTGTCACGTTTGGGGCGGGAAAGTATTATCCGCAGTCGCAAGAAGTTGTTTTTTTGCTGCTGGGCTTCTTTCAGGCGGTGGCGGCGGTGCTGCTGGCGGGGTATTTTGGGGCGGACGCGGCCAGCGCGCGGTTTGGGCTGCTGCCTCCGCATTTGCGGAGTGGGAAGCCATGAGTGATAGCCTGGTGACGATGATTTCTAAGATACAGGCGGCGGTTGGGGATAATGGCACGATTTTCTCGACGACGACCTGCACGGCGGCGGCGCGGGCGGCGTTGGATGAGTTCAATGCGGCAGCGCCGGTGCATTCGACGGCGCTGGTGGATGTGGTGGATGGTCAGAAGGAATATAACCTGGCGAATGATTGTTCTGGCCTGCTGGAAGTGGTGGATGTGCTGAGGCAGGGTGAGGATGAGGAGGATGAGTCGCTGGATTTTGACGCTTACACGGATGAGACTCTGCCGTGCATCCGCTTGCGCGCGCCGGAAACGAGTGGGTATTTGATTGTGGTCTATACCCAGCCGCATACCGTCAGCGGGTTGGATGGGGCGGTGGAGTCTACGATTCCGGTGGCGTGGAATCAGGCGATGGTGAGCGGGGGGGTGATGCACGCTTGCCGTATCCGGGCGGCTTCGAGGGCAGAGGTGGTTGTGTTGGATAAAAACACGATTGCGCGTTATCTGCAAATTGCCGAAATTCATCAGGCGCTTTTTTATGCGTACCTGGCGCGGGCGGGCCGGCAGCATGCGCCGCGCGGGAATGTGGATACAAGGGCGTGGGGGTTGGATACGAGGGGTGGTTTTTAGGGGGTGGATGCGGGTATCAGGTATCAGTCGCCTTTGTTTCGAGAACGTCCCGAAGGTTTTTTTGGACAAATTTGGCGGTTTTCGGCAACCTTCGGGACGGTTTTAACATGAGTGAATTTTGGTCTAATGTTCTGACATTTTTGATTTCTAGTTGGCTGTTTCCTTGCATGGCAAAACGAGTTTTCAAATTGGTCTGTTTTCCCCATGTTTTACCATTGACACGTTGTACAACGTGCGGTAAAATAGATACATAAGTTCAGAACGGTTCTGAACACAGACAAATAGGAGAAACGAAATGGTATCAAAACAGGAAATCCCCACAGTGTTAGCAGATGGCCTCGGCTCATCCTACAATTTCGACGAATTTCACAAGGATTTTGACGGGAAAACCGAACAGGAAATCCGCGACATCCTGAGCGATTGGTTTGGCGAAGTTGGCGAAGTTGGCGAAGTTTCCGAATCTCTCGTCAACAGCATTATGCAATACGCAAACTAGCATGGCCGAAAACGAAAAGGGGAGCCGAAAGGCTCCCCGCACTCATCAGAAACACTGGGCCGATGCCACGAACACGGCCCGCACCCAAGACCGCACCGAATTAGACAACGCTTGGGCGCTATCTGTCAGCGGTGGAAGATACCCAACACTCCGCAAATTGATGACCGGCATACACCGGGGCGAAATAACTTTGGCCGAAACACAGCCAACATTGCGTGAACCGGACACGCGCCTGATGGCGGGCAGTCATCCGATTAGTCAGCAGCAGGCGATTATTCAGATTGCTGAGAGTTATCAGCAGGTGATTCAGGAGCGGGAGCGGACGATTGAGAAGTTGATGATGAAGGCAAATTTTAATGAGAAACGTGATGTCAAGAACACTTGATCTAATTTCTTTGGTGAGTTTTTAGCCATGCGCGCCATTGATCCCATTTTACAGGCCGCGCTCGAAGCCAACAGCGGAGTCCCTCTGTTTTGGGTTGAAGAAGTTACTTTTCTTACAACCATCACGCATCAGGTTACCAAGTACAAGTTAACCAACCTGACGCTTTCATTTACCGTCGCCGGCTATGTGAATATTGGGATTTACAACCGCCTACGCCTGGTGCGCGGGATGCGTATCGGTGGAATTGATTACACTGTGCCGTCTCCCTGGTTTTTCCTGTCAAAATCAATTGCCAGCGTCTACGAGACCAGCATCGAAGCCGAAATATGGGAATCGGTTAGCGGAGATTCGTTTGGGGATGTGACGGTCGAGGAAGTTATCACGTACCTGGTGGGAGCGACAACAAACAGCACGGTGGATGCAATTTTCCCAACCGATGAGATTGAATTGTGGCGGGTGACGCAATATCTGGAGACAGGGAAAAGGGAGATTGTAAAAAACCTGACTCATCTTTTGTCACGCCTGCGGCAGAAGTATGTCGTAAAAGGTTTTTTGCGATGTAGCAACGGAAACAATGAGATGCTTTTTTTTAGTCCGTGCTATCGACATTTTGGCGTGCCATACTACCCAACCGACCACGAGATAGACGCCGCCGACCTGGTGAAGGAAACCATCTCGCAGAACTTCAAGGATGGGACGTCCAGAAATTTTGTCTGGTATGACGAGAGTAAGACGTATTATCAATTAAACGCGGCCTTTCGTTACGAACCTCGCCATAATCTCGGATTTGTGCCATCCGGCAGATTGCCGTGTTCGAGTCTGGCAAGCCTAGTCACGGACAGGGGGACAACGGTCATGTTGGCCCCGCCGCGCTTGCAGATTGAAAGCGGGGATACGATTGCCATAGACGGCGGAATCGGAACGGATGAAGCGTTTTACATCGAAGCAGTTGAGATATTCGACTCGAGCAAGACGCCCTCGTGGGCGCAGACTTTATCTCCCGTGAAGTGGGTAGAAAATACTGAAGGCGGGAGTATTCCGGTTCAGTCAGAGCAGGCCGGAAACACGACGCCGGTCAATACTTCCAGTTTTGCGCGTCTGTTGTCTGCCAATCATAGCAATCTGCAATCTGCGCTCGATACCCTGGATGAGTCTGCCGCCGCCGATAGCGATCTGGCCGCCTTAGATGCGGAAATGACCGCGCACGTCGAGAGCGGGCAGGTGCAGGCGCACGGCTCCGGGTTCGCCTCGCGCACCGATAACACTATCTCCCGCAGTACCCGGACGGTCAGCATCACGCCGACGGGGGCGAGTTTTGACGTTTATATTGATGGGAAGAAGTGGATTCTTGGGGCCATCTCTACCACCTTCGCGGATGTGGCGAACACGTTTTATTTTATCTACCTGGACACAGACGGCGTGCTGAAGAACAGCACCGCCGCGTGGTCTATCACTGGTTCCGCCGCGCCAGCCGCTACCGCATACTGGAACGGGTCCACTGCCAGAGTAGCGGATGAGCGGCACGGCAGCGCCAGGAATAAAGCCTGGCACGCCTGGGCGCATGACACCATCGGATGTCGGTATGAATCGGGATTGGCTTGCACTTTCACCAGTAGCGGGAGCGTTCTTGGTTCTGGCACACTGCACGACGAAGATAATGAGTTGATCCTGGCCGCCAAAACCGCCGTTGTTGTTTGGTATCGCGCCAGTGGCGGCGCGAAGATGACTTTTGACGATGCGGAGTCGAATATTGCCGCAAAGGTTGTAGCCGGGGCGTTGAATTATGATAGCAGCGGAACGTTGACCAGTGTCCCGGTCAGTCAGTATGTCGCTAACTGGCTGTATGGCAGTCCAGATATTGCAAACGGCTTTTACCTGGTTGTCGGCCAGGCCGCGCACTCTACCGTTGCCGCCGCCCGCAGCGCCGCGCTGCCCTATTTCCCCAATCTGCCCACGCCAGAATTGAAACTCTTGTACCAGGTGATTTGGCGCAACGTGGGCGGAACGCCGACCTACGTTGAAGCGACCGACTACCGCAACGCTTCTAGCCTTCCGGCAGGCGGAACGGGGGCCGTGACCGCCGCCGCTGTCTCTTTCACGCCGGGCGGGGATGTAGTCGCTACGAATGTTCAGAACGCGATTGAAGAATTGGATTTGGAGAAAGCGCCGATTGCCAAAGGGGTGACGAATGGAGACTCTCACGACCACGTCGGCGGCGATGGCGCGACTATTGACCATGTAAATTTGTCCAACAAGGGGACGAATACCCACGCGCAGATTGATTCTCACTTGTCCAGCGCGGCCAATCCGCACGCCACGACAGCCGCCCAGGTTGGCGCGCCGGCGTTGTCCCTGATTACCGCCGTCAGTGATTTTTTTGTAGGTTCGGCGGCCGGCGCAGTTGTCAAAAAGACGCTGGCCGAAGTCAAAACGCTTTTGGGGCTGGCTACCGATTACGCGCCGATTGGTAAAGGGGTGACGAATGGAGACTCTCACGACCACGTCGGCGGCGATGGCGCGACTATTAACCATGTAAATTTGTCCAACAAGGGGACGAATACGCACGCGCAGATTGATTCTCACCTGGCATCTACGGCCAATCCGCATAGCACCACCGCCGCCCAGGTTGGAGCGTTGGCGGTAGACGCGGATAATCTTTCGTCGGTTGGCATTAAGAGGCGGTCTATCGCGGATGATGGCGTGTTGTCTTTCACGCCTCCATCGAGCAGTGGATTTGTGTTGGTGATGATCAATCAGTCCAGCGGCACCAGCGTTTACGGTGTCTTCGCGTATCGCTGCGCGGCCACCGCTGCCATTAACGCGCTGGCTACCGCAGGCGTAAACTTGAACAGCACCACAGGGGCGCTGACCGGCACGACCGGCACGAATGGCAAGGCGACTATCTCCTGCCATACGGATAATAAAATCTATGTCGAGAATCGCTTGGGGGGCGCGCGTGTTTTCAATGTGACGGTGTTGTAGTAAATTTTATGCCTTTTCGGGATTATCTGCTTGGGTTTCCTGGGGCGTTTCGGGGCGGTAGATTTCAATGGTTTGGGTGACGCGATTCAATGTCACCTGGCGCAGTCCGATTTTTGTGCCGGGCCATTTTTCGATTTCGTCCGTGTTGGCAATGGTCATTACTGCTTCAGCCTGTGTTTTGTTGAGCGCCATGACGCGGGCGCGGCCAGGGAAGGATAGGACGATTTTCTTGTGGTTGCATTTGTCTTTGTCGCTCCAGACTTCGGTGACGCGGGCGGCCTGGATTGTCACGGTATGCTCTTTGTTTTTGAGGTCTTCGGGGGAGAGGAAGTATTCGTAGATGCTAAAGATGCTGGTCATGGGTTTTTTCCTTGCCCGGATATGAGGCCTCCGGGCGGGGCGTGTGGGGTGGGGGGGGTGGGGTTAGTTTGTGAAAGATTTGCAGCGGGCGATGATTTCGGCGTGTGGGGTGCGGATGTCGTCGCGCAGGGTAAAGTAATGGCCTTTGATGCAGGCGTAGATGCTGGTGATGTTTCCGCTGTAGAGTTCGGACATTTTGAAGGATTCGCCGGTGGCGTCGCGTTTCCATCCGGCGGGGGGCAGGGTTTCGAGCATTTCCCAAAATTCTGCTTCGGTGGTTTCTGAAACGGGCAGCCGGTTTTTTTCGTCCATGATGGTGCAGGCGTTGTCCAGGTTCATCATTACAGCATCCGGGTAGCGTTGGCGGATTTCGGGTAGGGTGTTTCCGTAGATGTGCGAGCGGGGCGGGTTTTCGTCCGTGCATGTGTCGATGATGCAGTTTTTTTCGGCGGAATAAAACACGTGCGTGGCGGTGTAAGGGGTGTTCATTATTTTCTCCATTTGGGGGATTGGCTAAAATTCGGCGTCTTGAAGTAGTTGCCACTCGAGCGGCAGGGGTTGGACGGGACGTTGGCGGGCAAAGGTCGTTTTTTCGATGACTCTTATTCCGCCGCCTGGGGCGGATTTGATGTACTGCGTCAGGTCGTCGTGGGGAAAGTAGTTTGAGCCGTGACAGGTTTCGCGGCTATTGGGGGAGATTTCGAGCCAATGGACACATAGACAGGTGTTACACCAGCGGCGATAGTAGTCTTTTGACATTGGACCTCACTCGTAAAAGGGGGTTATGTTGCGGATGGTTTCGAGTTTGGGCCAGACCAGGAAAAAGTCTGCATCGTTGAGGGTGTAGGCCAGGTAGGCGTCTTTGATGCTGCTGTTTTCGAGGCGGACGGTTATCCATTTGCTTAAGTGTTTGACGCGGGCGTAAATGGCGATTATGGCGGGCTGCTCTATGCCGGCGGCTTTTAGGTGTGCTACTGGGTCTTCTGTTGGGTATGGGTGCCATTCTTGCGCCAGGTAGAGCGCGATAAAGTGCGGGCAGGGGTGATTGATCTGGCTGATGCCCTTGGCCTTGCGCTGGCGGGCAGACTGGCAGGTGCATGACATGTGCCAAAGGTCGCAGGTTGATTTGCCGACTGAGAAGATGCCAGGTTTGACGATTTTGACGGTGGGCGCGAGCTTGAGGGCTTGCGCTTGCGCTGATTTGGTGGTGGAAATGCCGAAGGAAAAGCGAAGGGATGAAAAGAAGGCTTTGGATTGGGTTTTGAGATAGATAGAGGCAAGCATGGGAATCTCCTTTTGGGGGTGCGGGGTAGGCTGCCCATAACGGCGGGCGAGCTTGTGACCGGGGTGGTTTTGAACTTTTAAATTTGACGGTTGTCCTTAAGCGGACGCCTCGCCTGATTAAGCGGGGCCAACCGTAAAGAGCGGGTGCGATTTTTTTATGGCAAGCAGCCTGCTCTACGCAGAGCTGCAATGATGGCGGGGCGGGGCTGATGGGGCGCAAGGGCTGAAACCTGCGCAATGAGGCGCGCGCGGAAAGGCGACGAGCAACTGCCCGCAAAAAGAGAAGCGGCGGAATAACCACCTGGTGCAAGGATGGCAAGAAAAGCAGCAACGGCGGCGGCGGAAAGCCCAGGAGCGGCGGCGGGGGCTGGAGCGGGGGCGGGGGGGAAAAGGGCAGGCTGCAACATGGCACTACCAGCCCAGGCTAACGAAAACCGAAACGCGGCCAGCCCGAGAAAAAAACAGATGGCGCGGGGCGGACGCTGACCACCAGCCAAACATGGCGAGCCGCCAGGAGCCGAGATGACGACGCGACGCGCCGAAACCGGCGAAGGGATGACGGGGGGAGCGCAAGGCAGAGACAACACAGGGACGCGGGGCGGGGACATTGAGAGCGCGAGAGATGCGGGACATGAAAACCTGACCTTTTTTTTGGCTGACTAAACTGCATACATTGTAATACAAAAGAATACAAAAAGCAAGGGGGAAAACTGACGAAAATGCAAAGACGCCAGCTGGACGCGCACCCAGGGAAGCGCAAGCGGAGCCACGCGGCGCACGGCGGAAAAGCCCAGACCGCGCACGAAAACGGACAAAAACGGCCTGATTTGCCTTTGAACTGCCCGCACCCCCCCCTGCCTTTTTCTTTTTTTCTTTGCTTCTTTCTTTTTTTCTTTTTGGGCAGTCAAAAAGAAAAAAAGAAAGAAGCTGCTTGTTGCGGTATCAACCGAACGCCTGCGGAATGGAAGCCCCCAGGAAGGCAAAGAACAGGATAGCGGGGTTTCGCAAAAAGCAAGGGGGCCGTACTTGCCAAAAACTCGACCGCCGCAAACTGTCTTAAGCGGGAGACTTGGGCGCAGTGTTCTGCTGCGCGAGAACCAAGATGCTTAAACGGAGTCAATTTAGAATGGGCGTGAGCGGTCGAGTTTTTGCAGCCCCCTTGCTTTTTGCGCCGCCCTGTTACAATGCCTACCGGGGGCTGGAATGAAGCGTTTAGGCGTGGCGCATAACGGAACCAACCCCAAACAGCGGTTGGTTTGTGCGCGGGGAACTTTTCTTAAGCGGAATTACAGCGAGGCGTGTACACGTAGGAAACCCTTGTTTGCTGATGCCTTTATCCCGACTTCCTGCCCTGAGTTGCTCGGTAATGGGGAGATGCTGAAAGGAGTCTGTAGGCGAAAGCGGAATCAGTATGGGTGTCTGCATCCGCCGCCCATGCTGGAGTGGGCCGGAAGAGCGGGCGATTGAAAGCCTGTTTTCATCTAAAACCGCTTTTGAGAAAACAACGAGGTTCAAGGCGGTGGTTGGGCTGGATTTATTACCTGGCCGGGGAAACGGACATGATAAAGATTGTGGCGGCGGGGCAGGTGTTGAACGATGAGTTACTGCGGTCGGGGCTGGTGGAGGTGTATCGGGGGTGAGGGATTTTTGCCCCTTGACGGCTACAATACGTTGGCATACAATGTCGGCATGGCTGACAAATTTCAACCCCTTACCTTTCGCCCGCGGGCTGAGTCGCTCGCTGCGCTGGAACGGATTCAGCGTTATCACACTCACGGCTTGATGAAGTGCAATCTGTCGCAAGCTGTTGAGATTGCCCTGGTCGAGTATGCGAAGACATTGCCGGCTGAGTCTGTGCCTGCTGTGATTTCCCAGGATGAACCAAAAAACGCTTGACGGCTAAAGATGCTGGGGTGAACATCTTTAGCCGTCGAAGTATTCAAAAGAGCATTTGGAAGTTGTTTAAATAAATTGCCCGCCGTTCGAGCGGCGGGCAATTTCGGCGATGTATCCATCATTGCCAGGTGGCTATAGCACCTTAACAATTTAGGATTTTTTGAAGGGCGCCCAGTGGGGGTTGAACCCACAACCTGCTGATTCACAGTCAGGGGGCTATAGGTTATGGATTGGTAGGTAGGGGCGGATTTCGTCTTGTTCTAAATCTTGGCTGTAGAGCTCTACCATGGCGATGTTTGACCATCTGCCGCCAAGTTGTACGGTGCGGGTGGGCGCGCCGTTTTTGAGTGACAGGCGGGTGTAGGTTCGTCTGAAGTCGTGCGGGGATAGTTTTTGACCGATGGCAGTACCCCATTTTTTGACAATGGTTTGGAGACCTTCGCGGGTTAGCTTCTGCCCGTAGCGGCTGCCGGGCGCAGTGGATACGAACAGATGTTCGGTCTGTTTTCTGCGCATGGCGCGCCAGTGTTCGATGTGTAGGGCCGTCTCCTGGGAAAAGACGGCGCGCCCATCTCGTCCGCCCTTGATGGTTACGAATGCTTCGAGGGCGGCGGTGTCGGTGTCGGCGTCGCGGAGGTTGCAGAGTTCCGCCAGGCGCAGGCCGCTATCGATTGCCAGGCTGGCTATTGCGAGGTCGCGCGCGCCTTTGATGGTGAAACGGTCAAAACTGGCAAGTAGGGTATTGACCTGTTTCTTGTCCAGGGATCGCTTTTTTCTGCCTGAACCGGTGCGCTTGACGCGGGCGACGGTGGCGGGGTGGTTTGCGCCATATTTCCAGCGTAGGAAGGTTTTGCAGGCGGTGAGGGCTACGTAGCGGTGGCTGCTGCCCCAGTTCGGCTTTTCTACCCATTTGAGAAGGGCGGCGGGGGAAAGGGTGGCCGGGTCGGGGTGGTCTGTGGTGAAGGCGTTTAGAACGCGGGTGTAGGTGGCGCGCGTGGATGCGGCGTAGCTCTGCGAGGCAACGAAGGTATCAACGTCGGTATTCATTTTGTCCCTTTCAAGGCATTATTCCGGGAGGCTATCCCCCTCCCGGGTATGGTGTGGCGGTGACGGGACTCACTGCCGGTATTTGTGCGACTGGCGCGGGCGGGGGAGTCTACCAGGACGGCCCGCACGCGCCAGCAACGGGTCTATTTTATCAAGAAAAGGAGTCTACCAATGTTAGGAAATAAGGATTGGGGTAGTCAGGTAATTCGGAGGGATGTGCCGGAGGCGCGGTGTGTGGTGTGCGAGGATTTTTTTCCGCTGTCCGAGTTGGTGTTGGTTTCCGAGCCGTTCGGGGGGGTGTATGTTTGCGATGAGTGCTGGACGGAGGCGAGCGCGGGCAGCCAGGAAAAAGACCAGGTGCACCATGAGCATTTTTGATATTTGGGAGGAAATCCTTAGCCGCCGGGCCAAGCCGGTGGTACGGGATGATTTGCCGGGGTGGTATGTGAAGGCGGGTTATGCGAAGTTTGGTTATGAGGCTTTTCGCCCGCTGGTGATTGAGCAGCACGCTACCCGCCCGAAAGGGAAAGCCGGTGTAACGGGTGAAAGTTTCGTTTGGTTGGGGCCGTATCATTGCCAGGAGTGCGCGCGGTTGTGCCAGTCCGGGGGCGGCGAGGCGGCGGCGTATGCGTTCGCGCATGGCTCGAAGGATGAGCGCGAAATGTGCTATTTCTCTGATTTGGGATAAAAGGAGTCTACCGTGAAAAAGATATTCCCGGCTATTGCCGGGGCTATGTTCGTACTCTTCGCCCTGGGTGTGTTCGGGGTGGTGGCGTCGCTGTCCTTTGCGGCGTTGGGCTGGATTTTCCCTGATGACTTGCTGACGCAAATTATCGGCTTGTGCCTGTTTGACCTGGCTGCACTGGTGTGGGGGCTGTCGTTCGTGTACCTGTCTCAGAGCATCGGGCAGTATGTGGCGGCGGCGGGCGGGTTCCTGGTGGGGCTGGCGGGGGTGATTGGCCTGGTGGCGGTGGAAGTGGGCATATCGTCGGAACAGGTGGTGGTGGCTGATGTGGTGCGGCCACTGAGTTATATTTTTGTGGGGGCGGCTGCCGCTCACCTGGTGCTGCTGTATGCGCATCATGCGGCGGGGCCGGAAGTCGACTCGAAAATTTCGCTTGGGGTGGAGAAGGCAAAGATTCAGGCGGAGGGGATGCGCCAGGCTGAGTCTTTGCTGGATGGGCTGCGGGAGTCGTTGGGTGAGAGTATCCGCGCGCGGCTGGTGGCGGAGGTGTATGCAGACTTGCATTTGCATCCGCTGGTGGTGGATGGCAAGCTGTTGCCGGTGGATGATAGTTTGAACATCGATAAGAATGGCTGGCCGGTGCGGGAGGTCGGTCAGGAGGCTAGCCCTTTTCCGCTGAACCTGGGCGGGATTGTGAACAAGTTGCGGGGGAATCGGTCAGGCAGCAGCCGGTCGAGCGAACCTGCACGGAGTGCGGAAGGCGCTACGCCGGAAGCCTCCGTAGTCGAACCTGTAGTAATGCCTGCCGACAATCTGCCTATCGGCGACGGCGCGAAAAAGTAGAATCTGTTACGGCATAGGTGTATCGCTGTAACACTGTTACCCGGTCAGCGGGTCCCGCCGCTGGCCGGGGCGATTTGGTCAAACTTCGAGGTGAGATGATGGTACAGGCTCAAGTTGCAAGTTTTCTGCAAGGTTTGCGCGGTGGGCAGGCGTCGGTGGTGTTGCTTTACCTGGCGGTGCGGTCGGCGTTGACCATCGCGGAAATTCAGGACGCGACGGGGTTGAGTAATGATTCGGCCTCGGCTGCGGTGCGTGGTCTGGAAACTAAGGGGCTGTTGCTCAGGCAGAACGGGCAGCATGGGAAGGCGGTTTATTTTCCGGTGAGTGAGACTTTCGAGCGGTTGCTGCCGGTCGAAGGTCTTTTTTTGTCCGGGCAGAATCCGGTTTTTCCGGATTCTGCATCTACTACTACTACTACAATAAGTAAGGTTAATCTTAACCAATGGGGGGTAGTAGTAGAAGCAGGCCAGAATCCGGTAAAACCGGATTCTGGGAGGTGTGACGCTTACGAAACTCGTAAAATGCGGGAGGCGCAAGAGGCAGAGAAGCATCGGTTGCGGGCTGAAATCTTCGAGGGGCAGGGCGTGCCGTATTTGCAAAATTTGGAGGCGTGCCGGTTGTATGGGATTGGGGAACCGATGGCATCGAGGCTGTCAGAAATGCGGCATGTCACTCCGAAATTGATTGCGGGGCATATTCGCAGTTTGCAACAGGGGGAGACTATCGGGTTGGCGATTGTGCGGATACGGTCGGACGAGCTGCCGCGTTTGTGGCTGGATGAGTTGATGCAGGAGACCGATAGCGCGCCGACTTTGAATGAGTTTGTCCAGAAGAAGCGGGATTTGCAGTATGAATTTACCGAGCCTGGGGACGATGACGAAGCCGGCGACGATGACGAATGTGAGGACGAATGAGTAGAACGATTTTTCTAATTATCTTCCTGGGGCTGGTTGCCCTGGGGTGCAGTAAGTCGGCACAGGTGGCGCAAAATACGCCGGTGGTGTCGGCGACGGCTGCAGGTGGGGTGGTTCCAGCTGGTCAAACTCCACAGGTGGCGGTTTTGGCGGTGGCTATGGCGACTGAAACGATGTTGCAATGCGTGGGGACATCGGCAGAGGTGGCGCAAAACCTGCGGGAGGGGGCGGGGATTGGGTATCAGGTAATCGGGGCTTTGCTGCCCGGGGAAGCCTTTGAAGTGGTCAACATGGCCGGCGCGGAGTGGTGGCAGGTGCGGCGGGGGGGGCTGGTTGGATGGGCGCGCCGGGAGTATCTCAAAAAAGTTGATTGTTCTGGAGGTGTAAAGTGAATTGGCGGCGCTTATGCGGGCGCGGCAAATCCTTCGACTGCGGCGCGAAGAACGCGCCTTCGCTCAGGAAGACTATGGCGCGAAGAACGCGCCTTCGCTCAGGAA